CGATGTCCGTGGAAAAGTCTACTATTGGGATGGTGAGGGATGGTCCCTCTCGTCCTCCGTAGTCCGGTTACCAGAAGGTTGGTATGCCGGATCTTTGAATAGTTCCCAAGATGAAACTTGGCCCGATGCGTCGGATAACTGAGCAACAGAAAAGAACTAATCAACTGTTTTAAGGGTTTATTGAAAAAGGAGTCACAATCGTGGCATATTCAATTTCTAGCCCCAACCGTTTTGGTACTGATGCTACCAATACAGGTGCAGGGGTTGATGAACTTTTTCTCAAGGTGTTCTCCGGCGAAGTCCTGACCACCTTTGAGGAAACCAACTTGATGATGGGTCTGCACCGTGTGCGAACCATCGCCAGCGGTAAGACTGCCCAGTTCCCAGTGACTGGCGTTGCTTCTGCTAAGTACCACACCCCCGGCGAAAGCGTCTTGAATGACGATAGTGGCGGCGGTCAATACTTGTCCTCCATCAATCACAGTGAGGTCACCATCTCTATTGACGGTGTTCTCACCTCGTCCGCATTCATTGCTGACATTGATGAAGCCAAGAACCACTACGATGTCCGTGGAATCTACTCCACCGAAATCGGACGGGCTTTGGCTTACCACGCGGACAGAGCAATCATGCGTACTGTTATTGCAGGGGCACGAAAGACCACTGACCGCTTTGGAACGGCTGCATCTACTTCCGCACAGGTTGAAGCAAGTAAGTACCTCGGTGCTGTGATCAACATTGATGGTGATCAGGCTGCTACGGCTACTCACATCAACTCGGAAGGCCAGTACGGTGTTGCTCTTGACCAAGCCTCTGAAGGTAAGCAAATCTATGCTGGTATCTTCAAGGCTGCTAACTTGATGGACAAGAAGAACGTCAGCCGTGACGGTCGATACTGCATTCTCAGTCCAGATGACTACTACAAGGTGCTGACTGAAAACTTGGATGCCATCAACCGAGACTTCAACCCAGAAGGCAACGGTTCGTTGTCGGGCGGTCAATTGGTCGAGATTGCTGGTATTCAGGTTCTGAAGTCCACCCACTTGCCAACTGCTGATGAGTCTTCGTCACAGGATGCAAACTTTGGTGACAACGCCATCAATAACGATGTGTTTGGTGTGTCGCAAGGCGGCTACTCCGGCGTTAACTTTGAAGGTACTCGCGGTATTGTCTTCCAAACCGAAGGCGTGGGTAGCGTGAAGTTGATGGATCTTTCTATGGAGTCCGAGTACTTCATGGAGCGTATGGGTACGCTTATGCTTGCCAAGTACGCTATGGGCCACGGCGTTCTGCGTCCGGAAGCCTGCTACGAGTTGGTGGACACCGGATCCTAATCTGGTACACTGATCTCGTCTGAGTTCTCCACTTGGGGCCACCCGTAGTTCTGCTATGGGTGGCCCTATTCTTATGCAAAGGAGCATTTGCTGATGACTGTAATTATGACTACGGAACTAAATGCCGTAAATACAATGTTGAGTAGTATTGGGGAACCTCCAGTTACTACTCTGGACGGTCAACAAAACGCTGATGCTGCTATTGCACAAAACATCCTATTAGAAATCAATCGTGAGGTGCAGACAATGGGCTGGCACTTCAACACCCAAGATGAGGTAACCCTTACGCCTGACGTAAACAATGTCATCAATCTCCCAGCGAATGTTTTGCGAGTCGATGTCAATCCTAAAATCAAGCGTTTGGGTTCACCCTCTTCTACTCTCCCCCAAAATGACAACCGCGATATCACTCAGCGGGGGCAAACATTGTTTGATCGCACGAACAACACAACCACATTTACCAAAGATGTAATCGTGTCAATTGTCTTTGGTTTGCCGTTTGAGCAATTGCCTGAACCTGCTCGACGTTACGTCACTATTAAGGCTGCTCGTGTGTTCCAAGATCGTATGGTTGGGTCACAAAAGCACCATGCGTTTAGCCGTGGCGATGAGATGCGAGCCTTGTCGTTGCTCAAAGAGTTTGAAATGGATACCGCAGATCCAAGCATCTTTGATAACTACGACACCGCACGCATCGTAATGAGAGGCGACGCACAGCGAGGTACGATCTAATGACATTGATGTTGTCTTCTGTACCGGATCTGACGGGGGGCGTATCGCAGCAACCTGTCTCGCAACGGGGGATCAATCAGTGTCAGAACCAAGTCAACGCCATGCCTTTGACGGTTGGTGGTCTAATTAAGCGTCCCCCGCTCAACCACGTTGGCACAGTGATTACATCGGGTGGCACTTCATTCAACAATACAAATGTGTTTACTCACTTCGTCAGACGGGACAACGACGAAGAATTCATCATTATCTGTGACGGTGGCGGTAATGTTCTGGTTAATGGCTTGGATGGAGTAAGCAAGACAGTAATCCGATCTACCTCTATGACGGATGACGATAACTACTTGGGCGATCTTGAAGCCAATGCTGCGGATATCGCAGACCCAATTGCCACACTTCGTGCATTTACTATTGGCGATGTCACCTTTCTTGTCAACACCTCGGTTACGCCTGCTATGTCTACGACAACTGGTGTGGCTCCCTTTTCTCGCCTGCAAGCATCTGCACCACACGAGGCACTGCTCATCCTCCGATCTGCGGGGGTAGACGTTGAGCATAAGGTTCGGATCACGCTCCCTAGTGCTTCGTCAACTGGCGAGTTCGCAGTAACATTTGATGGTACGGGGGACACCGACGCAGATGTAACGAAACTTGCCGAAGTTCTTGCAACAGGTGCAACTCACGCCGGATACACAGGAACGGGAACAGACGATGGTCAAGGTGCTTTGACCGGCGGACTCAACGGTGTTGGTGGCATTACAGCAACTGCAAAAAACGGTGTGATTCACCTTGTGGGAACCTCAGAGTTTTCTATTGAGTGTTCCGACAGTCTTGGCGATGCCGCAACCGCTGTTGTTCGTGAAGACACGCCATTCTTTTCTGACCTGCCTTCTACGGCCCCCCACATGATGATTGTCAGGATTGTAGGAAGTAGCGAAACAGAGATTGACGATTACTACCTGCGGTTTGAGGTAAATGGACTAAACACAAGTACCGATCCTGCCGTCAACCCCGATGAGGGGACAATGGGTAAAGGTCGGTGGATTGAATGTCCTAAGCCGGGGATTCCGACAGAGTACGACTTTAAGACCATGCCTCACATTTTGGTGCGTCAACCGGATGACACGTTTGTGGTCACTCTTGCCAACGGGGAAGTACCGATCAAGCCGCAAAATGCTCCGGGAACTGTAGACACCAACATTGAGTGGAGTACCTTTCGGTTTACGAATCGAACTACTGGGGACACAGTAACAAATACCGATCCCTCGTTTATCGGTCAGCCTATTACAGACATTTCCTTCTTCCGAAACCGTCTCGTCATCACCAGCGGTGAAAACATCAGCCTGTCGGAAGTGGGCTTTTACTTTAACTTCTTCCGTACAACTGTCCGACAACTGCTTGATTCAGAAACCATTGATGTGGGTGTCGGTGGTACGGACTTCAACGTGCTGAAGCGGGTTGTACCGTTTAGTGATCGCTTGGTTCTGCTTTCAGATCGGGCACAGTTTGTCCTACAAGGTGAGGCCATCCTGTCTCCTTTGACGGTATCGGTAACCAATGTCACTGACTTTGACGTAGACACCGGAGCAGCCCCTGTGACGGCAGGTACTTCTCTGTTCTTCCCGTTTGCCCGTGGCTCGTTCTCCGGCTTCCGAGAGTACTTCAAGGCCGGTACGGCGGCAGACAACCAGTTTGACTCTCTGGACATTACAGAGCAGGTTCCTAAGTTTATTGAAGGCAGTATCAGTCGTATTGCTACTTCTACTCACGAGAACCTGATTGTGGTGCAAGCAACAAGTAGGCAGAAACTGTATGTCTACAAATACGAAAACACTAGCCGTGGTAAGACTCAATCTGCTTGGTTTACGTTTGACTTCAGCCTTTCTACTGCAAGTAACTGCCAGATTCTCAATTTTGAGTTTGTTGGCACATCGTTGTTTGTCATTCTCAACAGAGACGGCAAGACATTCATTGAGCGAATGGATCTGCAAACAGGTCTTAAGGACGATAACTCCACCTATGTCACGACTTTAGATCGCCGATTCAAGATTACAGGTACAGCCGCAACAACCGAAACTACGTCTACCTTTGTTATTTCTGGTGTTGCAGTCAATACCGCCTTGACTTACAACGCAGTGACGGCGGCTGGCGAAGTGCTAACTATTGCAGACAATGGTGTTACAAACATCAATAATGGTGCGGATACACAGATTGTCATTAGCAAGGCGTTGCCTACGAACACCGTGATTTACTTTGGCTTGCCGTACACAATGACCTACGAGTTTACTCGGCCTCTTCTCAAGCGGACGCAGCCCAATGGTCGGGTGGACATCATGTCTAACGGTCGTCATCAAATCCGATACATGACGGTTGAGTACGACGCAAGTGCCAACTTCACAATTCGTGTGACTCCTCAAATTGGCATCACAAGTGGCACACCTATTGATTATCCGTTCAGTGGTCGCTTTCTTGCCCAAACTTCTACCGACAGCATCCCTGATGAAACTGGCTCGTTTAGAATACCAGTCTTCCAAAAATCTCAGAATGCCAAGATTGAAATCATCAACTCATCGGCACTCCCGAGTAACATCCAGTCAGCAGAGTTTGAAGCAGAGTTCACCACCAGAATCGAGCAACAGATTTGACCGGAATCGTAAAAAGCAAAAAGTCTCACGTTCCCGCCGTCTACAACAATCTGCGGCAATGTGATCGTGATGAGATTGAAGCACAGGGTCGAGATCCGTTTTGGTCTTTGAAAGAAGGCTTCAAAGCATCCGTTCCTTGCTACACATGGATGTATGAAGACGAGCCGTCAGCCTTGCTTGGTGTAGTCCCATACTCAGAAGAGTTTGCTGCAATCTGGATGCTCGGAACAGACAATATTGCCAAACATAAGTACGCCTTTATGAAGACCTGCGTACCCATCGAAAAACAAATTACTCGCCCTTACCCCATCACCGGAAATGTCGTTGACGAAAGGAACAAGGTTCACATGAAGTTTATCGAATACCTTGGTTACAAATTTATCAACCGTCGTTATTTGGGGCCAAACAAAATGCCATTTCTTGAATTTGCGAGGATGAATCATGTGTGATTTTGGAATTGGTTTGGGTGTTGCTCAACTTGGCTTGGGCATCGCAGGAGGAAACGCACAGGCTGATGCGGCTCGACAGCAAGCCCGACAGCAGGCTGAGTTTAATCGTGCCCAAGAGGCCGTCAACCGTATCAACTACGAGCGGTCACTCGCTTATCAAGAAGAACTCATGGGGTTCCAGTCCGACCAGTATGCCAAGTTTGCTATATCTCAATCTGAATCGCTTGGCAATCAATACGGTGCAATCATGGAAAATCTGGATCAGGCCCAAGCAGCAACGCTGCAAAACATCAACAAGTTTGCTCAGAAGTCTGCTTCTTCTATGTCGTTTACTACCGCAGCAGCAGCCGAGAGCGGCGTGACCGGCAACAGTATTCAACAGGCTCTTAACACCTACCAAGCGGCAGAAGCACAGGCGGTGTCGGTAGAAGTAGCAAACATGAAAAACTATGTGCGGCAGCAGCAGCGAAATGCAACTGCGTACCGAGCAGCGGCTCAAAATGCTCTCAACAGGGCACAGCCTTCCCCTCTCCCCCCAATCAATGTTCCCGGCCCTCAGTCGCCTGTGTCGCAGCCTTCGGCATTGCCGTATGTGCTTTCTGGTATTTCATCGGGTATTAATGCAGGTGTCAATGCTTATGCGGCATTCCAAAACGTCTAATATGAAGGAGTTCACACATGGCTAAACGACCACAAAAACGCTCCGGTGAACTTACTACACCACAACTTCAACAGCCTCAGTTTCAAGTACAGGCCCGACCTGTAGACACTGCGATTAAACCCAATGTTGCAGGTGCACCCGCCAAACCATTGATGGAGTCTGATCCTGCCCGACCTGACTTTCAGCGTGCTGATGATTTGAATCGACTGGGCAAATCTTTGATGGGCCTCAGTACCACCGTTAACAGTCTTATCAAACTGGAAGCAATCCGAACCGACGAAGCCCAGCAAGATGCCCTAGACCTTATGGAAGAGACAGATAAAAGTCTGGCTCAATTGCAAGAAGAGGGCAAACTTAAAGGTGTTACCCCTGCTCACAATCGTGGATATGCCAGAGCAGAGTCTACTCGGAGATTGCTAGAGGAGGAGGAAAAGTACCTTGCTGGAGAACCACAAATGCGTACTGAAGCGGGTGCGGTTGACCCTGAATACGCAGAGCGGTACATGCGAAGACGGGCTGATGAAATTAGGAGACAAATCAAGGATAGCGGTATCCATGAGGGGCACTTCAACAAAGCATTCAACAAAGGTTTCGCAGAACTCCTCAACAAAATCAATAGGCGACACCATGCTTGGGCAGGTGACGAACTGCAAAAGAGAACCGCAGGTGATGTTGCCGCAGAACTACAACGAATTGCACAAACAATTGAGTTAGACGGCACAGATGGTCAACAAACTAGGTTTGATCAAGAAATTCAAGAGTTGATTGATGGGCGAGCAGAGGGCCGTTTAACACAACGTGCGGCTCACCTTATCGTTGGTCAGGCTGCTGTGGACTTGCAGATTGCATATCCAGAACTCAAGGACGCAATGGATCGTGTGTTGGACACCATTCCTATCGGTCCTAAATCCCGTTCTCAGTTTGGCCCGCCAGATCGAGAAACAAAACGCAACGGTCGATTAAGCAAGATTTCAGAGGTTAAAAACTACCGAGCCAAAAAGCAATCTCAGATTGACGAAGGTGCAGCAAGACTTGCTCGTAATGAAGCCAAACTTGCATTTCAAACCGACATGGGGACATTGAGTTCTCAACTTGAAGTTGCAGCAGGCGAATATTTACGAGATCACCCAGACGGTGACGTTGATCGCTTTTTAGCAGAAACTGGTCAGTTTGGCTTTGCAGCAGTAATGTCAATCCTAGAAGAACAAGATCCTGATTTTGCACTGGAGTTGACGACAAAAATAAAAAACGGCGAAATGTCATACAGCCCTGCCGCTCTTGACAGCAAGACAGCATTTACATTTACTGACAACAAAACAGGTGAAGACACAACAATTGACGTAACCAAAATGCTTCAGATCGCCAGTCGAATATCAAGTGATGCTCGGCTAAACGCTTCACAAAGTGCAGGCGAATCAAGACCTGATGCACTTGCAAGTGAGTCTCGGCAATTAGGCAGAATTCATCCTGAAGCCAAAGGTGCAATAGTAGACGGTGTTCAAAACCTTTTTACGGGTGCTGACTCGTTGCTGCAACAAATGAGCGATGAAGGGTTTGACATAGATCAAAGTCCCGGTTTTGCTGGATTTCTTCGTGGGTACGAACAGTTCCGATCATTTGGTGTTGATCAGACAGTTCTAAGTCAAGAAGGACTGGCAGACGAAGTATTCGTTTACAACGCTTACGACTTCTTGCGTAATCGGGTTGGCAACCCACTTGAGCCACAAGCGGCGTATGTACAACTTGTTCGTTCACTTGCCAGTATCGAAGATGCCGGTGAGTATCGTGAAGGGTTGTCGAAGGCTATCGACAGGCAACTAACCATAGATCAAAAAACATACTTGGGGCCGTTGATTAAAAAGACAGCCTTAATGATGTCTGCTTTTTCTCAGGACACCCTGTCGGGAGGTCTTTATCTTGATGCTTCTAACACTCCGTCACAAGCGGTAAAAGACCTTGTGGCAAGATCATCGGCGTATGTTGAGAAAAACAGTGTGTTTATCGGTGGTCGGGCGTTTGAAAAACACAGGCTACCCCCCGATTTCAACACAGAAGAGGGAACGGGATACGGCGATTTGCTTCGATCCTTGATGGGGGGTCATCCACGAGACGTAATAAACTCCCAACTTTTCAAAGCAATTCGAGGTGGTGGAGGAGGAGAAAAGTGGCAACAATGGATGGCAGATGCAAGAGTTGCGGAAGGATTTACTCTTGGTCGTGTAGAGCCAACAGATTCAACATTTACAAGTTTCCTTCTTTACATGATCCCCCCTTACGACCTTCAACAACAAGGCGAAATGGGCGGCTTTGTGTTGAATCCAGAAAATCCTGTTGACGGTGGATACTCTATTACCGAGTTGTTCGGACTAGTTGGCATGGATGTGCCGGGAATAACTACACCAACAGAAGAAGAGCAAGCAGAAATAGATAAAGAGACCGCAGTTTCGACTGCTCGTCAGCGTGCTATTGGTTTGTCCATGTTGTTTTCGGCTACACCAGAGGGCCGTCAACTGTCTCAATTTGGCGGTGTCATCATTGCACGAGACGATGAACTAGGAGAACAACTTGTTCAAGACTTCTTGACTCGTAATCCATCAATGCAAGTTTTGCTGGACCCTGATTCAAACTTTGTCCTAAATCCCGATTTGGATAAAGATGAGTTTGAACGTCGGAAAAAATTAAGTTCAGGCATGCTTCCTTCTTCTCCGATGGTTGGCATGGTATTACGAAACCCAGACACAATCAGAATGTGGATGAGTATGCCCGACAATATAAAAGAGGCACTGCCAGAACTTGCTTGGCTAGATGACCCTACTCAAGAGATTCCAGAAGCGTATCGAATGGGGAGAAACCCCAACGATGCGGGGTCTTTATTTGGCAATGTTTCAAGCGTTACCGGCGAAGAAATGAACAAATTTATCCCCGGTTCGGTTATGCGAGTGGTAGAAAGAGTGGGCGATGCGTTGTCAAAAGTAGATGAGGACTACACAGTAGAAGCAATCCAATCTGCATACTCTGGAGGCACGCCAAATGAAAAAACCAAACTGCTGCTTCGACTTATGGAAGCAAGTCCAGAAGGGTTGGCGGCGATAACCAAGGCTAGGGAGTCTAGGAGAACTCGGTACAACCTCACTTCTATGGTTATGGATGACTCTTGGATGTCTGCACCAGAAACAGTGCGAGCATACGAAGCCATGACGCTTGACGAACGCAGCACTTTGGGCACGCGATTTGAACAACTTCGTGATGCCCGCGAAATGGTTATTGGTGTTGAGATGAGTGACGAAGACCGCAAAATTGTCGATGATCTTGTTGCAGAAGTATTAGGACGAACTAAATGACCCAAGCACCTGTTGACAATCAAGTAAAACTTGGTGACGTTCCACTTTCAGTTTTAGAAAGAGATACTCCCCAACTGTTGACAGCAGCAGAACTTCGTCGAACATACTACAACCCAGATGATCCCTCAAATGCAGACCTTTCTTTCTTTGGCAAAGTCAGGGCCGCGTTTGGTAACGAAACTGTTGTTGGACAATTGTATCGAGATTTAGGCGACCCTGATTACATTGAAGACCCTGATTTTGAAGTTACTGATGACTTGATGAAAAAGTATGGGTCTGACTTGCTGCCTGAAACTCAAGAGCGTATCAAGACCGGCAAGAATCTTTTTGGCAGTACTCCACCACGAAACTTTGTTCAATTCCTGCATGAAATCAATGATGCTCGACATACAGAGCGAACTCGTCGCAGATTGTTTGAAGGCGGCACACTTGACTTTGTAGGGGGCTTGGCAGCAACCGTCATTGCCAGTATTCCTGAGTTTGCAATCGCTACGGCGGGAGCAACCACTTTGGGATCATTTGTTTCAACTCCAGCAGGTGGAGCAGCAGCAGGAACTGCCACAGCAGTAGATCGGTTTCGCCGCATAGGTCAAATTATTGACACGGGAATCAAAAGTCAACGTGGTCGGGTTGTTGCCAAAACACTTCTTACTGCGGCAGCAGTAGATGTCCCAATGGAAGTAACTAGATACTACACCGATAAGACCATGCGTCCAATTGACTTTGCGATTGGCGTTTCGGCTGCGGGTGCGGTAGGCGGCGGCATTGCAGCATTTAAGCCTCAATGGTTTAGTGCAGAAATGCGTGCCGCTTTGCGAGAAACAGCAGAGGAGTTAGAAGAAGAAATTGCCGCAGAAACTGCCTCTGTAATCGCAGGCAAGCCTCTTGGCACTGCACTGGGTATAGAGCGACGGGCAAGAGCAAGGCGACTTGAAAGACTGCGGGACTTGCGACTCAGCATCAAACGAGAGATTGATCGCAACAATCAGTTTCTTGATCGTTTGGGTGCAGAAGGCGGAGACGAGGCTCTTGAGCAAATCAAAAATACCGCAGACGCTTTGGGCATTCCATTTGAGCGATTCAAAACAGGAAGGCAGTTCTTTACCGAGGCTCAAGAGAAAATTACACGCGATATCAATGCTTTGAAGGGCATGCAAAGCCGAGCCAAACTTGAATCACTTGCTTTGGACTACGGCATCTCACCAACAATTCTCAAGGGTAAACCAATAAGAGCAGTTGATGGGTCGGTCGTTCGGTTTCCGGCAAAGCCGCTGGCTCAATTGCGTCGAGAACTTGAAAAAGCCATGCGAAAACGGCTCGCAGAAGATCCTCCGTTTCCTGCTGGCAGATATCAACTTCGTTCCCGATCAGATCTAATCAGTGAAATCAAAGCCGTTGGTGCAAGAAGGACTGTTCAAAACCGACTTCGAGAATCACGAGCGACTATTAAAACAAGCAGTCTTGAAGCAAGCGACAATCAAATTAGGCAGCAAGTAAGTAGAAACCTTAAGGGAGATGACGTTGCAGAACTTAAAGGTAAAGCGGGCAGATTAGGTGTCTACGACAAAGACGAGTTTGGAAAACTCAAAGCCGGTAAAGGTAAAGGTAAAAAAGCCAAAAGTCTGGACAGTGTTCAGAAGGATTACTTGAAAAACAAAATTATTGAGGCTGAAGTTTCTCGTCTTGGAAAACTAAGAAACAACAAGACTCTTTGGGATCTGGAAGTTGACGATGACATCCTCAATCCTCTGGGTGCAGCCAAAAGAGGAAAAGCCGATGACATCAGTCCAGAGATGCAAGAGCGTATTCGCAAGCGTGCAGAAAAACGCGGTGTTGGCGAACGCAACAAAGAAATGTCTGAGGCTCGTGGCGAAATCAGTGAAGAGGCAATCGATGACATTATTGAACAAACTGCTCGTAATATCTCCAACCTTGATGATCGCGGCACAAGAGGGTTCTTTGCTAAGTTGATTGATGGTGAGTGGGGAGAGGGATGGCAAGTTGCCAAATGGTGGCACATCCTTACTACCCCTGTTGCAATCCGGTTGCGGAAAACCGACAGTCCAATTTTGAAAACTGCCTCAATGTTGTTCTTTGAAAGCACCGCAACAGGCGGCTACAACATGGTGGCGAACACAAAGCGGTTGCAGCAACGATTGTTGTTCCCACTACATGAGGCTCGTGAAGATGCTCTTGTTGCCGCTCGTAAGGCTGGGACGAAACTAGATGAAGAAGCAGCCCTGAATATTCACCGTAGCGGTGTGGCGTTGGATGAGATTGCTGACGAACATGTTCGGACTTTTGTAGCAGGCATCCGTAAATTCAACAAAATGGCTCGTGAACTGGGTGTCAAAAATGGAGTGCTGCCTAAA